GGAGGGGCGCCATCTTCAACGCCTTTAAAAACAACCAGCCAGCCCCTCAACGCAAAATCCCCGACGATCAGATAGATCCGCAGTCCAGCCGCTCCAACGGTCAAGCCCCGCAAGGCGGCACGATCTGGACGGGCGCCGAGATCAAGCGGTTCTATCAGGAGAAGTCGCTGGGTAAATACAGCGCAGACGAGGGGCAGAGGCTGGAAGCCGATATATTCCAAGCCCAAAAAGAAGGCCGCACCCGCTAAGGAGCGGTCTGGGCATTCATGATTGAGAGGTTATTATCATGGCAGGTCCAACTCGTGACGCAGGTCATCCCAACTATTCCAGCACCAGTGCCAGCGGGTTTATCCCGTCAATCTGGTCGGGAAAGTTGGTAGAGAAATTGTATCAATCTACGTGCTACGCGGAGATTTCAAACACCATCTACGAAGGTGAAATAAAAAGCCGTGGAGACTCGGTTCAAATCCGGACCACGCCCAGCATGATTATCCGCGACTACGAGGTTGGCGGCGGGTTGACCTACGAAAAGCCCACCAGCGACAAGGTAGAGTTGCAGATTGACCAGGCGAAGTATTTTGCCTTTGAAGTGAATGATGTAGACGAATACCAGGCTGACATTGGGCTGATGAATAACTGGTCTGACGATGGCGGCGAACAGATGAAGATCGTCATTGATGAAAACATCAATGCCTACGCCTACACCGAGGCTGCTGCAGAGAACGCGGGCGCTGCGGCTGGCGCTAAGTCCGGCGCTCTGAATCTTGGCGCGGCGGGGGCACCGGTGGTCATCACCAAGGCAAACATCCTCGATGTTCTGGTGGATTGCGGCACTGTGATGGATGAGCAAAACGTACCAGGTACCGGACGTTATGTGATTCTGCCGGCCTGGATGAACGGGATGCTGAAGAAGTCCGATCTTCGTGACGCAAGCATAACGGGCGATGCGGAGTCTGTTTTCCGTAATGGCAAGGTTGGGATGCTGGACCGCTTCATGGTTTACACCAGCAACGGCCTATCCACCGTCACCGACGCCACCACCACCAATCAGGCAACCAACGTGATCTTTGGCCATAAGAAGGCGCTGACCTTTGCTAGCCAGATGACCAACATGGAAACCCTGCCCAACCCGAACGACTTCGGTAAGCTGATTCGTGGCCTGAACGTCTTTGGCCGCAAAGTCATTGATCCAAACGCCATCGGTCACCTGTACGCCGAACACGGCTAAACCCACCCAGCGGGCCATCCTTCGGGGTGGCTTTGCTGTTTCAGGAGTATTTCCATGGATCTGATTCGCGCCCTGGAAGGGGCTAAAACCAAAGACGAACTCGAAGATCTTGGTATCGAGTATTTGAGCGTTGACGTGGACAAGCGCAAAACCAAAGAAGTGATCCGCGCCGAACTGTTGGCCGAGGCGGAAAAGCTGCAACCCGAAGCGCCACGAACGGCGGCAGAGAAGCCTGTGGTTACGTCAAAACCAAACCCAAGCGCTCGTATGGCTCGCAACGTAAATACAGGCCGAGTGATGCCGTGGACAGCTGCAATGGCCAAGTTCTCGCACATGGAGGAAGTCTGAGCCATGGCCGTCATCGTTTCCGAGATTGTCGATAACGCCAAGCTGATCCTGCAGGAAATAACCGCAGACGGCACCCGTTGGAAGAACGCTGAAATATTGGGGTGGCTGAACGAGTTTTATCGGGCAACGGTGCAATTGCGCCCCGACGCTTTTTCTGTGAATGAAAGCATGGCCTTGATTACCGGCACCAAACAGACAATCCCCGTCAGCGGCTTGCGCTTGCTGGACGTGATTCGTAACGGCACCGGTATGGCCGTCATGGTCACCACCCGCCGAGCACTGGATTCAGCCCGACGCGGCTGGCATTCCGACACACCCAGCGTCGAGGTGGAGCAGTTCACGTTTGACGAGCTTGATCCGACACACTTTTACGTGTACCCACCGGCCATAAGCGGCGCCGAGATCGACATTTTGTACTCTGCCACGCCCGATTCGCACGACACCAATACCGGCCTGACCGACAATTTCAGGCTCAGTGACGCCTACGCTCCCGTAGCTGCCGACTATTTGCTATATCGCGCCTTCAGCAAGGACGCCGAAACACCGGCCAACCTGCAGCGTGCGCAGATGCACTATCAGAACTACATGCAGCAAATGGGCAACAAGGCGCAGGCCGACTCTAGGGCGTCCCCTAACGCTGTTGATGCGTCCGCTAATCCGCAGAGGGCCAGAGCATGACACTGAATGAGATTGTCAGCCAGGTAACGGTCGACGTGCCTGAAGCCCCCTTAATGACCGTGCGCGAGCAGATCAAGCGCATGGCCCGCGAGCTGTGCCAGGACTCCGAAGCCTGGGCGGTGGAGGGCCTTGTGGTGGTGGCGGCAAAATCCGGCTACCCACAATTACTCGCCCCTGAGGGCGGCGAAGTGCTGCGCATTCTGGAGTTGTACGACGGTGACCGCCTGATGCGGCCGGGGCAAGATTTTGAGCAGCGCCGACCGGACTCGATTGAAATTCTCCGCAAGCCACAAAGCGACACCCTGACCGGGCGACTGGCCTGCCGGCCCGAAACGGGCGCTGACCTGCCTGATACTCTCCTGAAAGACTGGGGCGATACATTGGCCAATGGCGCCCGCTGGCGACTCCTGCTGATGCCGCAGCCGTGGCAAAACCCTGAGCTGGGAAGCTACTACCAAGCACAGTATCGAATCGGCTCCACCGACGCCAAACGTCTGGCCATCCTTGGTCATGCTCGCGGCGGCAATCGCGTGAAAGCCCGCCGCTTTATCTGACGGAAGCCCCTATGAAAATTCAACACGCAGCGTTCCGGGGCGAACTGCCTATCCTGGACCCCCGGCTATTGCCCGAAAACAATGCACAGATTGCCCGGAATCTGAATCTGAAACGCGGCACGCTCAAGCCGTACAAAGGCGTCACCGCTGCCTCAAGTCTGCCGGCTACCATCAATCCGGCGAATCTCTGGCGGTACGATGAGGGCAACAATGGCGCCGGCTTCTGGTTTTCATGGGGTGATGCGTATGACATTGACGTGGTGCGTTCCCCGATTGCTGACGACGCCTATGCCCGCGTGTACTGGACCGGTCAGGATGGCCCCAAAATGGGCTCCATTGCGCAGTTGACTGCAGGCGTTGGCCCATACCCTTCCGCCTGGTTTCAACTGGGCGTGCCTGCTCCAGCATCCGCTCCTTCCGTTGCTGCCCCGGCCTCCCGAACGGATGTTCCCGATACCGCGATTGAAACAGCGTATGTGGTGACACTGGTTACCGAGTTTGGTGAAGAGGGCCCTCCATCAGATCCTTCCGGCTTTGCGTTGCGATGGGATGACGTAACCACCAATCCCGACTTTGGTGAAATCGAAGTCACCCTGCCCGCTATACCCACGGCCAACCTGAACATTACCAAGAAGCGCCTGTACCGCGTAGAAAGCGGCGGAACCTATCAGTTGGTAACCGAATTAGCTGCAGCAACCGGCACCTATACCGATAACGTCCTGTCTGAACAGCTTGGCATTTCCTTGCAGTCCCTTGAGTGGGACGGCCCAGATGCGACCATGCGCGGCCTAACCACGCTGCCTGGTGGCTTTCTTGTAGGATTCTTCGGCAATACGCTGGCGTTCTGTGAGCCGTACCTTCCGCACGCCTGGCCGGTCTCTTACCAGCTAGCGTTTCCAGATCCGATAGTAGCCATTGCTGTTATAAGCGGAGGACTGGTTGTGACCACCACCGAACAGCCCTGGCTGGTCACCGGCTCCAGTCCCGAAGCCATGGCGCAGATGCAGATGGACGTTAACCAACCGTGTCTTGTTAAGCGCTCTATGGTCGATATGGGCGGTTACGCAGTGTATGCAGGCTACGACGGTCTGGTGGCCGTGGGTGGCAGTGAGGCCCGCGTCATAACCGCGGATGTAATGACCCGCGAACAATGGCAGGCTCTGAACCCGGCAACCATTCACGCCTACCGTTATGACGGCGCGTATCTTGGTTTCACCGATACCGGCTCGTTCCTGTTTACGCCGGGCGTTGGTTTTGAGTTCTTCGACACTCAGGCCGACGCCGGCTATTACGACGTGGCCGAGGATCTGCTGTATCTGGTGCAGGGCATCGACATTGTGACCTGGGGCACCGGTGCCGCACAGACCTATACCTGGCGCTCCCGCATCCATGAAATCCCCCCAGGCGCCGCTGGGTTCAGTTGCGCCAAGCTCATTGCCTACGGTTACCCGGTGCAACTGAAGATCTACGCGGACGGCGTGACCATGCTCGACAAGGCGGTTCAGTCCACCAACCTGTTCCGACTGCCTGCTGGCTTCACCCTGTCCCGCGACTGGGAAGTGGAGATTCAAGGCACCAGTGAAGTCGCCTCTATTCAGCTCGCCACGTCGCCCGGAGAACTTGTTTAATGGCCAATCGCCGTCGCTCCCTGCCGCCCGTATCGCCCAAGATTGCGGCGGAACTGCGCCCGCTGGTGGCTGCCATTTCAGAAATCATTGAAACCGGTGAGGGCGTGCGCGGGGACCCGATGGATCGCAAGATTACGCTGCGCGATTTGGTGGATGGTGGTGTTATCACGATCAGCGGAAACCTGAGGGGCGGCGGCGGTACCATTGCACCACAACCAACCCAGCCGAATCTGTCAACCCCGCCACCTCCGTCCAATTTCAACGCCTATGGTGGTTTCGACGGTCGCATTGATTTGACCTGGACCATTCCCAGCTCGCTCTACAGCAATCACGCCTACACCAATATCTACCGGGCCGAGACCGAC